GTCCAATAAAGTTTTAGAGAATTTTATTGACACTATTAATGTTTTCGAGTATTATAGACAAATAAACGAAATTTTCTGCAGCTCTTATCACATGCTTGAAGTTTTCAAGAACACAAAGCCGGTGATGGCAACCTTTTCAAAACTTAGGGAATCTTGCAGGATAAAGACCATCGGAGTAAGTTCACTATCTTGTGAAGATAAGGTCTTTTTCCCTTTCAATCAAGAAGTAGAAGTGTTATACTATTTGGGCATCAACGAAGAAAAGCTGAGAACCCAGGGAAACTTCTTCAGAGAACTTACAGAGAATATCAGGGGTAGAATGACAGATGAGACAAAGGCGTATTTCGGCATCTACCCAACGCAGTACGAAAACGATTACATTTACGTCGAGTATTTTTCTCCAAAAATACAGTTGACAGAACAATAAAAATATAGTAGTATTATATTATGAGTTGGTCGGGATATTTGCCGACCTGCTATAGCCACACGTGCAAAAAAACGATATACCATAGGAGGTAATATAAAATGGCACTTAATTTAGACGCAATGAAAGCAAAGCTAGACAAACTTAACGGAAAGGGTGATGGAAAGAGAAACCAATTTTGGCGCCCAGAGGATGGAGAGAACAATGTTCGAATTGTTTCCACCCCAGACGGCGACCCATTCAAGGAGCGCTTTTTCCACTATAATGTAGGAACCTCCGGATTTCTCTGCCCAAAGCGAAACTTTGGTGATGATTGCCCGGTATGCAACTTCGCAAACCAGCTTTGGAATGAAGGCACAGAGGAAAGTAAAAAGCAGGCAAAGGATCTCTTTGCAAAGCAACGTTTCTTTTCTCCAGTCTTGGTCCGCGGAGAGGAAGACCAAGGCATCCGCATCTGGGGCTACGGTAAGATGGCTTACGAAAAGCTATTAACAATTGTATTAGACCCAGATTATGGGGATATTACAGACCCAGAAAATGGTAACGACTTGAAGCTTATGTATGGTAAGCTTCCTGGTGCATCGTTCCCAAGAACTGATATTCGCCCTCGACCTCGCAAGACTATTCTTTGCGACGACGCTGTTGGAGGCGATGAAAGGTGTGCAGAGTTATTGGAAACCATTCCAAACTTTGATGACCTTTTCGAGCGTAAATCCTCAGAAGAGGTGCAAAGTGTTCTTGACCAGTTTCTGGCTTCCCCAAACGGAAACTCGGAAGTTGAAAAATACGGAAACAACTCAAAATCAGGAGGATCCGGAAATGCTGTGGAAGCAGCGTTTAACGATCTTCTAAACGCTTAAGGAGTATACGGTGGCTAAATCAAAAGTAACAAAGCTCAAGAAGGGCTCACTCGATATTGCTGCCGTTCGCAGTATTATCAACAAAAAGGCTGGTAGAGAGGTCGCTCATTCATTACAGGATAGTAACCCAACCGAAGTGAATGAGTGGATACCTACAGGGTCAAGATGGCTAGACTCAATTATCTGCAAGGGGAAACTTGCAGGCATTCCAGTCGGCAAAATCTCAGAGATTGCTGGCTTGGAAGCAACAGGTAAATCATTTATGGCTGCTCAGGTAGCCGGCAATGCCCAAAAGATGGGTATTGATGTGGTTTATTTTGATTCAGAGTCTGCGCTTGATCCAAGTTTCCTAGAGCGCGCTGGATGTGACCTTGAACGTCTCATGTATGTTCAAGCAGAATCAGTCGAGTTCGTTCTGGAGACTATTGAAGAGTTGCTAGGGACAGGGAACAAGTGGTTATTCATTTGGGACTCCCTGGCCCTAACACCTTCTATATCAGATGTTGAGGGTGACTTTAACCCTCAATCCTCGATGGCCGTAAAGCCAAGGATTCTATCTAAGGGTATGTCAAAATTAACAGTGCCAATTGCTAATAACAAAGCAACATTTCTGGTGCTTAATCAGTTAAAGACAAATATTACACGTTCACCGTCTGAGGCAATGACAACCCCTTATGTGACTCCAGGGGGCAAAGCGATGCACTATGCTTATTCTTTACGAATTTGGCTTACTGGTCGAAAAGCCAAAGCTTCTTTTGTTCAAGATGATAATGGATTCAGAATAGGTTCAGAAGTTAAAGCGAAACTTGAAAAGTCTCGTTTTGGTACAGCTGGCCGTCATTGCAACTTTAAGATTCTTTGGGGCGATGAGGATATCGGAGTCCAAGATGAGGAAAGTTGGTTTGATGCTATTCAGGTTTCTGATAGACTCAAACAATCTGGGGCTTGGTTTACTCTTGTGAAGAATGACGGCTCAGAAGAGAAGTTCCAACGTAAGGGCTGGACAACTAAACTTCAGAGCGAAGATTTCAGAGAAAGTGTCTTGACAATCATGGACGAAGATGTTATTATGAAATTCAAGAATAGAGAAGGCAAAGCTGACGATTTCTACGATACGGAAGACCCTCCGGTAGAAAGCGACTAACCCCACACCCCGCCCGGCTCTACGCCGGGCATTTTTTTTTGGAGAATAAAATGAAGAGAGTAATGATCGTTGATGCATTCAACCAGTTTATCCGGGGCTATATTGTAGACCCAAGTAAAAACCCTAATGGTAGCCCAATTGGCGGGATGAGAACGTTTGTAAATATTATGAACAAGATTACCAGGGAAATCGACCCTGATATGATTGTTGTAGTATGGGATGGCAAAGGCGGCTCTAAGAAGCGCCGAGCCATGAACAAGAACTATAAAGCAGGAAGAAAGCCGCTCAGAGTCAATTGGAACTCTGACGAGATGACTGCCCAAGACACGGACAATAACAAGCTATGGCAGCAATTACGGGTCATTGAATACCTAAACCAAACACCAATGGTCCAGTTCATGGAGCCAGAGGTGGAGGCAGACGACGTGATTTCTTATGTTAAATCATCCTCTATGTTTGAGGATTGGCAAAAGGTCATTGTATCTGCCGATAAGGACTTTATTCAGCTCTTAGATGATAGGACACTGTTGTTTAGACCGATCCAGAAAGAGGTCTTAAACACCAATATCGTAATCGAGAAGTTTGGAATACACCCTAGGAACTTTGCCTTGGCACGAGCCATGGCCGGAGACCCAAGTGATAACCTTGCTGGTGTGCCTCGTGTTGGACTAGGTACAGTCGCCAAACGCTTCTCTTTCCTTAAAGAGGACAACGACTACTTTATTGACGACATTCTACACGAGTGCCAAAAAGAAGAGAATAAGTTAAAAATCTACAATAGTGTTATAGACTCTGAGAAGGTCATTGAAGAGAACTACAACATCATGCAACTCTCTTCTCCGCAGATGTCAGTTCAATGTAAAAACAGAATCGACGAAACCTTCGAAGAATATACGCCACATTACAATCAAACCGAGATGCGGAAATTGATGATAAAAGACGGAGTCTTAACTGTTAATATGCAGGATTTGGAACAAAAATTTAATGATATTATTACTTCCTTTTCAGGATAAATGCTGTTATAATATCTAAGTATCTAACACAAAGCAAAGGGAGAGTATGGAAACCTCAGTTAGTTTTTCAAAATTCGGCAAATCATTTCAGGAAGACTTGTGTCACCTTGTTTTGAACGACAGGGCATTTGCTGACCAAATGTTCGAAGTACTCGACCTAAGCTTCTTGGAGCTAAAGCATCTAAGAGTTTTTGTAAAGAAAATTAGGGATTATAGAAAGAAATATGGAGTCCACCCCACATCTAATATTATGCATTCCATCATTCGAACAGGTTTGGATGGAGAGCCAGAATCAGTCAAAGTCCGCATCAGAGAGTATTATGCGCGGGTCCTGGCGAATGGAGAGATACCGAAATCTTCTGAATATATCAAAGATACTGCTCTTGATTTCTGCAAGAAGCAAAAACTAAAAGAAGCGCTTATCAAGTCTGTTGATCTTATAAAGTCATCATCATTTGATGAGGTGTCAAAGATAATTGATGGAGCACTCAAGTTGGGCTCTGATAATTCTTTTGGGTATGAGTACCTTGCCGACTTCGAGAAGCGTTTTGAAAAGAGGGCTAGAAACCCTGTATCGACCGGCTGGCAGCAGATAGACGAAATTGCCAAGGGTGGCTTAGGTAAGGGC